TGAAAAGGCCAGCGCATGACATGATGGGCTTCCAAGGCTCTGTCTAACGCAGCCTGCTTGTAATCCGTCTCCCAAGTCTCGGCCAAATGCAGGGCAAAAATATCTGGGACAATGCTCGGCACTCCCTTGAGGATGGTGCAGTATTGCCCGTTGATGGATCCTGTCCACGGCAGCTGACTCTGCTCAAAACCAACAGAGAGCTGAATCACACAATGCTCATCTGGAATCTCTTCTTTAAAGCCTCGGTATTCTGGGCATAGCCCTTTGAACGCGCCACGGATTTGGTGGTTTGTCCCAATGGCAGGATTGTAGAAGCCAGAGGCCATTTGCGGCCCCATCCCTGGCTGCATTCCATATTGACTAAACGCCATAATTCTCTCCATGATGGAAGAGCAAGGCAGCTACAGCGCCCAAGTGCCTTGCTTTAGAGACTCCACGAAACCTTATCGCTTCAACGTCCCCAACCCTGCTCTTCCAAACAGTTATAGATAAAGGTAAGCAGGCTTGAGAATGTAAGCATCTCCGCTGTCCACATCTGGATCCTGCAGGTAGCTGCTATTTGGCTCAAAGACATGCCAGATTTTAATATATGCCTTGCCGTCATTGGCTGCGATTGCTGGCGCGGATACCGAAATGCGCAGCATATTGTCACTGGCACACCGGCCCATTCGCTTTGCTACTGCTGAAGTTGTAACTCCAGTAGAAGTCAACGGGCTTGACGCCAGAAAGGCAACAGGGTCTGGGGTATCGCCTACATAGCCTGCTGAAATGGTAGTAGAGGCGGAAAACGCATCTGTTACCACTACCTCGACATAATCAATCAGACAGGTCTTGGGCATCTCCACATCTATGGTCATCGTGCCTGCAATTACATCGGTAAGCACAGGCAGCTGAACAAACTGCGGAGCATTTGATAATCTATTGACGTTCGTATTCATTAGATTGCTCCAATTATAGTGAGGAAACCGCTACTTCCAGGCGCATCAAGAAGCGGTCTTGAAGTACCAAAGAAGCATACATATATTTGTATCCAATTGAACCTCGTTGATTCAATGGATCCTCCTTGCTAGGGGAATCTGGTCGATGCACTACTGGAATAATGCTGTTCAGACCGCCCAGAGTCACTTGTCCTACCCCATGCTTGGCATAGATGATAATTGGGTAAACGTCACAATTACCGCCTGTGGTCAGCATTGGTTTGTCTGGGGTCGTACATGGAGGCGCACCGGCTCCCTTCCACGGCTCATAGATCGTGGATTGGACAAATCGTACACCTTTGTATGCTCCCATCTCGCCAGGGAAGGCCACAGAGGTGTTGCTGTACTTTTCCACAGGAACAAACTCATCAATGGCTTCTAGGTCTACCCGTAGGTGGGGGTGACAGACAGCAATGAAGGAGGGACGGATTGGAGTAGTGGAGATGTCTCTGGATGGGTTCACGATGTCAGTGATCTTTTCAGAATCCTCTTCTTCCAACATTCGCACTGCCTTGGTGATCAAGGTCGAGTTGACGGAAGAGTTGACACCGCTTCTGGCTCCTACGGATTGTGTTTCACCCGTACCTCCAGAAACAAACTCGTCACGGAAGACATTTGCACCGGCACGGAACTTCTTGAATGCCAAGAATTCCATCTGCTCGGCAGCTTGAATGGCCTGCTGTTCGGACGCAATCTGCTCCACCGGCAATTGGCCAAAATAGCCCATTAAATCAGTGGTTGTGATGTATCGCCCGTACTGGCGCAATTCTGTTGTTATGATCTGTTGTTCTAAGGAATCCCAGTTTGGAGTGACGCCCTCGCTCAGAGGCTGGTCATCAAAAGGGAGCTTTTCTATCCTCCTAAATCGAACAACATGACCCGTATTTCGGCTTTTCTCGCTTTGGGTTGCAAAACGTGCAGTGATTAGGTTTTTCTGCACATTTGGCAACATCTTTTTTTGGATCTCAATCGCCTCTTCGACTTCAAGATCCCCATATAAACGTCCTACAACGTCTGTAGGCGTTTGTAGTACGACTGCCATAGATTGCTCCTGCAATGAGGAGCAGCCTTATCTTAGGCTACCATGCGCCAGTATTCTCCTGCTTTGGTGGATCTGGCGTAGATTCCCAGTAGCGTTGCAGCTGCTCCATACTTGAATTTTGGTCAAGTCTCGGCTGCTGGCGTCTTTGTCGTACGGCAGTGTTTGGAATTCGCTGAGATGGAGAATTCTTGGGTTGTGCGGCAGCTGGCTGTTGCGGATTGTCTGCAACCTTGCCCACTTGAGGGTTCTGTTGCAAATATTCTCGCATCAGCAGCACAAAGTCTTCGGCAGCACTGGGATAAACTGGGACAGAGTCCATGACCCCTGCACTGGCAATCTGAAGACGTTGTGGAGAAGCACTGACCCAATTGGCCCAATGCTGAGAAGAATCTATCTCCCGTGCATTGGTAATCCCCAATCGTTCATTAGCAAGCTGGTGCCTTTTTTGAGCGGCACTGACCTTGATGTTCTGTTCGCGTTCTTTCAGCAAGATTCCAAAATCTGATCGTAGACGTTCTTCCAACGTGGAGACCGCTTTGGTAATTTTGCTTTCGACAACATTGTTGATCGTAGGAAAATCGTTGACGAATTCTTCTATTTCCTGTGCAGCACTGCTCTCGGCCTCTTGGCGTTTGACTTCTTCAGGATCATTGCCTTTTTCTAGCTTGGCTAACCTCTCCTGCAGCTGAGACAATTCAGTAGCGTGGGTCTGCTGCTGTTGCCGCAATTGAGCGTTTTCCTGCTCTACCGTCTTGATGTGCTGAGTGGCCTGATAATGGCGATGCTTCCAATCTTCTTTGCCGGAAACATTAGGATTTCGTTCAACAGTTTCCTCTTGATCCAACTCCTCTGTCTGGTCGGGCAGGGCGTTGTCTTCAGCTTGTTGTGGGGCTTCTTGAGGCTGGTCTGCGCTATCAGCATCCCACATATTCTGTAGATCCTGCATGGTCACAGGGGTTTGCGCTTCTTGGTCTGAAGCCATTATTTCTTGTCTTCATTAAAGGCTTCCAGACATTGGAAAAGATGATCTCTGAATTCAAGAAGACCTTTTCTTTTGCCTAGAAGGAAATTATAGGCTGCGCTGGTTTCCTGGGTCACTGGACCTTGCGAAACCGTTTGGAGAATCTGATTGCAGTGCAGGAGCAGCTGCTCCTCCACCCAACGGAATTCGTTGCTGTTGAGCAAGCTGTTCAGCTGGTTGGGCAGCATTTGGATCTGACCCTGCAGGTGCGAAGGCAGCTTGGAGTTCACTGTACTGTCTGGCTCGTTGTTCTTGGGCATTGACTTGTTCTTGGGCTAGTTGGTTCTCTTCACGGATCAGCTGATCCTTCAAAAAGTAAGAATGTTGAGAAAGATCCCCTGGATCCCCAAGGCTCTCTCCTCCTCTCAAACGCTCCAGCCGCTCTTGCAGCTGCAGCTTCCTGCGATCCTTGCCAATGTTGAGCATTTCATTGTACTTAGCATCCACCTCGGCTTGTGCAACCTGATGTTCCAGCTCCATACGTTTACGGTCATTGACAATTTCGGCTTCAGCAACCTGCATTCGGATCTGCGTTTCTAGAGCAGCTTGCTGCTCCTGATTGACTTGCTCCTGTGGCTTGAGAAGTAACTCTGGATCCAGCCGGTAGGCTCTCAGCACAGACGGAATCAAATGATTGACGTTGATGTGCTTCTCCAAGACCGGCATCCCCCCAATCAGCTGAACAAACTGCAGCAGCTGCTGGTTGTGAATCTCTGAGGCAACATAGCGGTCATAGCCCGTGGAGTAGGCTTCAGCGTCCAGCTTGATGGTGTAGTCATCACTATCGGTCATCAGCCAGCGATAAATATTCTCAACCGTGCGCTGAATCATGGTGCTGACAGAGCGAATGACCGTTGCCATTGTGCGCTGCATGTTCGATTGCAGCAGGCTCATGCCTGTGGCTGTCTTGGTCTGGTGTGGGCTGGACTCCCCATAACCCAAGGCTGGCTGGCCTGTGATCAGATCAGCCTCTCTTTCTAAATACTGCAGCAACTCCATCAAGCCTTGAGAGACATCAGGGACAATTAAGGGCGTAATCGCTGTATCTCCCTGTCCAGGTCTGGCTTTAAAAATCCTCCCTGGCCCCATGTTGTCAAAAGTCTCCCCTGGAGCAAAAGCCGCTTCATCGGCAATCATCATCGGCATACACGCCAAGTGCTTGCCCATCACATACATGCTCATACAGAAATTGGCATGGTCTTGCAGATCCGCTAGAGCCCAATAAATTCCATCTCCCCACACGCTCTGAGGATTTCTTTGCCAATAACAAAAAGCATACGGGCTGACGCCATCAAACGGATGAGGGCTGAGTTCAATGATCCGGTCTCCCAACAAGACAATCTTGACCGGCAAGACCTCATTGTCTCCCAACCATTCCGTATCCATCCGGTCTTCCAAATCTCGGACATCCAAATGGCCATAAAACTCCAACCACTCATAAAAGCGATTGTCAAAAGTTGGACGCCCCTTTACTGGATCTGGTGGAGCCGACTGATCTGCGCCAAGGACGGCAATCTCACGCTCCAAGACATCCAGCACCGCTTCGGTGTTCAAAGAGCCATTGTCTGTTTCCAGCAGCTGGCGGACTTGGATGGAGGAGAGAAATTTGCGCTCAATGACATATTCAGCATCTTCAATGTTGGTGGCCTCTGGAGCAGGGAAAATATTGAAAATGGAAACAAACTGAGCCGTAGGAATTCTTTCCGATTCCAGCAGCTGCTCCATCTTGTAATCCTGTGGCCCAACAAAACGCCCCTTGAATACCGGATAATTTCTGGCTGAAGTCACAGGAGATTTCATCACCCCTGTGCCGTGCAAGGCCATCTCATGGATGGAGGCTGTCAACTCCTCCTGATAAGAAGTCTGCTCCAGAATATCTCTGATCCGGTTTTCTAAATTGGCCCGTCTGTTCTCCAACTCCACGACCAGATTGATTCCACTGGCCTCTGCCCACTCCTTGGCCTTGGCTAAATACTGCTGACGCTCCCCTGGCGTCATCTCTGTCATCCGGTCTGCCCCAGGCATCATGTCTGGCGGAACAAAACGCAAGTGTCTGGAAGTGCGCATCTTGAACGGGACTTCACCCCCTTCAAAAAGCATGGACGTGACCTTGGTCACAGCACCCTGCACCTTGCGCCTCGTCAAATTAAAACGTATATCTACCGCTTCATTCTGCGTAGGCAAGGCTTGGTACAACCGGCCCTGATAAGCATCCTCTCCTGGTTGCCAACGCTCCAACTCGACTTCCCGTCTGGACTGTTGCGCCAACTCAAACTTCTCACGCAACAATTCTACAAGGGGATCCCCGTTGTCCTGTCTGGAAGCAACTTGTGTGGAGTTTGTCCCAATCAATTGATTGCCTTGGATTTAGTCGTTGCCAACGTCAAGGAAGCCTGTGCAGCTTCAGAAGAACGCTTTGCCATCTCCTCATGCTCGGCTTTCCACTTCTTGAGCGCATTCTGCTCCTCTTCCACCAGCGCAAAGGCGTCATCGGCACTTTGCGAGGCTGTACCCTGCTGCGCTTGATCCGACCAGCCAGCTACCGTCTTCAAAAAGAAAATCTGCGCCTGCGTCTTGCCTGCAATGGCATCCTCAAAGAGCGCATTGGCTACCCGATTGATGCCAGTAGAACGTCCACGATCCACCATCTCGGCAATTACTGGATGAGCCTTCTTCGCATTGCGGAAAACATTAGCGGATACCTCCAAACAGTGCGCAATCTGCGAATCCTTCAAGCCATTGGAGGCCAATTCCACAATTTTTTCGTGCAGCTGCTCGTCATTTGCCCACTGCAGCACTGTTTTGGTCGCTTTCTTTGGCGATCCGTCTTTTTTTAGGGCTGGAAGTGCTGTTTTCATTGGCTTTTTTCTCTAATTTTTCCAAACGATCACAAATCTCACTGCAAGCAAGCGTCAGTTCCTTCATACATTCCAACAATCCCTCGACCTTTTGCTTGTCAGAACCGCCATACATGCGCTCCATCCACTTTCGGACTCTCTCCAACATAAAAACCTTATCTAAAATGCCCCCCGTTACTCAACAATCGCTTCCTCAACCCTGGAATCTCCATAATTCGTGCGACCTCTGACCGCTGAATACGCCAAATAGCCACTCCCTGGCATGGATGCCAATGGCCCTGATGCTGGAATCTGCTGACAACCATGTAACGCTAGAGCTAACGCCATCACACAGTCATCATGCGCACCCTCCTGCGCCTGCTCTTTGCCATTCGGATCCACCACAAATCGCAACATCTCCTGCAATACTATCTTGGAGCGAACCCTCATCCATTGCTCCCGTACACACTCCTTCAGAAAACCAAGAATCTGAGGTCTCGACCTCTTTGTT